GCGCAACTTGCGATTGACTTAGCCTTACCTTTTTAGGTGCTGTCGACCTAGTTGCCGGAGCCACTACCGTACCTGCTTTAGTCTTAGCGGGTGCTTTCGGCTTTTCTTCAGGTGCTTCTTCCTCAAAGTATTCGGAGAAGCGTTTACGCATGGTCTTGTCCAACCGCTCGTAATATTCTTCAGACCCAATTCGTACCCCATCGTTCTTCAGCTTTTCGTGTATGCCGAGAGCGGTAGCGGTCATCTCCGTGTCTTGTCCGTACCACGGATTTTCGCTTTGCCATTCCAATACTCTATTGTCAGGCTTAGGAATAGATTGAGTCTGTTGAGGTGGTTGTACAACAAAATTATCTTCTTGTAAAGGGGGTAGCTTAAAATTTTCCGCCTTATCTAATTCTGCTTGATACTTACCTATCTCTACACTAGCTTCGGCTAGAGCGTCAGAGTCTCCTGCTTCGTGTGCGGATTTAAGAGCTTTCTTAGCTGCCTTTAGCTTTGCTTGCGCTGCTGTGATCTGGGCTTCTTTGTAGTCACCCTCGCCTTTAGTCAGCATCTCTTCAAGACGTTTATTCTTAGCGTATAGAGTCCGAGCCGCTACAATAGCTTCCTGTCTTTCACGTTCTGCCGCTTCTTTAGCACGTCGCTCATCATTCCATACCCGCTTCATGCGAATCAGTTTATCTTTAGCTTCTTTGCTGTACTTGTCGAGGTCATCTACCTCAATCTCAAGCTTCTTTACCTTTTCTGGATCAGATGGAGTACGGCCTCGGTCTTCTTCCGGGGTATCATCCTCGATCTCAATTTCAAAATCGTCACCTTCTCGATCAATAGTAATACCGTCGATCTCGTCGGGGAACTTAAAATCTGCGTCAGCCATGTCCGCCTCCTTTAGAACTTACGTTTGATGCCGCGTGGGTCCATAACAACTGCTTCTACGCTGTCGTCATTGATGATCCTGAACTCGCGGTTGTGAATAACTAGTCGTGTACCTGCATTAGGTCTAACAAGAATGAAGTCGCCTTCATTACACCAAGGTCCTGATGGGAACCTCTTCTCGTCCTTATAGCAGTCGGGTCCAAGTGCAACCACAAATAGTACTGTGGTTAACAACTCTTCCGTCCGTCTAGTCTCGTCAGCCTTAACAAGGCCGCTTTCATATTCCCCTTCAGCTTCCGGTACTGCACACAAGATACGATACCCTTTAGGTAATGGTAGTTGTGTTGCTCTTTCTTCCGCTGTTTTAGCCATAACCGCCGCTAAATCAATAGCTTGGCTAAGATCTAAGTTACTCATTGTCCGAGTGCTCCCTATTGTGTTGCAGGTCTTGAATGATAAAACACGCTGCCTCTAGACCTCGAATCTGGCCGCATGTGTACTTATACTCCTCGTAAGAAGTAATATGGTTAAGCGCTAACGCGTCGGATAGCGCTTGGATTCGCTCTTTGTATTCCTTTAACAGGTACTCAAGCTCGTTCACGTTTATTCTCCTTTCTTAGGTTTCTGTTTAGCGGCCTCTGCTTGTGCAGTCCGTTGAGCTTCCGCTGCATCCATCTGGTCTAGATGTTTGTGATGGTCCAGTACGTGTTTAGCGCCTTGTGTCCGCAAGTTATCTTCGTGCTGTAGGAGCTCTAATGCCTTGTCCTTTCTGTGCATGTCTTTCTCATGCTTGTGTTGTGCGGCCATCTCCGCCGTACTAATTACGTTATCTAAGTTGTGTTGTTTAGCTTCACGTTTAGCGTTTACTTGCTCCAACAGGAGCTTGCCGCCCGCTATCTTGTCCCTCATCTCAAGGTCCTTAGCTCGTAGCGTTACGTCCGCTATATCCTTTTTAGCTTTAGCCTGTTGTGCTGCGGCCTTGGTCTGAGCTTCTTGCGCCTTAATCTGCAGCTCTTGTTGTTGCATTTGGACGATCGGATCTTGTGCCTGCTGAAGAGCCTGCTGCTGTGCAGCCTGTGCTTGATTCTGTTGCAGTAGTTGTTGTGCAGCGGTAGCCAACATCGGAGCCAAACGAGCTTCCATTTCTGGATCGATATGTATGTCTTCCCCAGACTCGTCATGCTGTGGTGGTAAGCTAAAGCCAAGCTGTTTCTCAACTTCTACACGGTACTGGAAGCCTAAGTGCTCGTTGATATGCGCCATCATTGCTTGCTGCAGTGCCTGCGCCATTGGGTTGTTTTGCAACAACTGCGTGATCTTCGGATCTTGCATAGCGGACATATGTACGGTGATATGTGCTTGATGATCTTGGTATGCGAAAGCCTTTACAGGCTTCATCTTCAGGATATTCTGATTCTCAGAGACTGGATCGGTTGGCTTTTGATCTTCCTCCATAGGAATAAGTTTTGCCGCATTCTTAATCCCCAGAACTTCGAGCATCTGTCTGTGGAGTAAAGGCATGTTATAAAGTTGTGGCGCTCCCTGCGCCAGCTGGAGGACCGCCTGATACTGCACGATCTTTTGCGCCATCGTAGACGCGTTAGGGTCCGATACTGGAATAACGTCCACATTCTCGTAATCCGACTTTTTCGCTTTTCTAGACCCCTCTTCTGGATCATAGTTGTAATCCTCTGGTGTGTACTCTGCGATTATGTGCTTAAGAAGTTTGAGCTCTTGCTTCAACGAGAAGTGGATACGCGCCTGTACAGCCGACATAACCTTCAAAGTTCTTTCGAGGATAGCGAGTGTCGTGCCTACTGGGGCCTGAGCTGACATGTCAGACAGGTTAAGATCTGCGGTGTTCGCAAACCTTCTTCCTTCTTCAATAATCTTGTCCATCAGGGCAGCAAGTACCTGTGATGGTTCTTTGTATGGGAGTGGCATGATGTTGTCACGCATCGATCCACTTGGGACGTCTACGTCACGGAACTCACCCGGCGCAATCGGAGTGTCGTCTCCTTTTACTCTTAGTCCGCGTGTCTTGAACCCGCCCGGAAGATTTGCGAGTGTGCCTGCATCAACAAGCTGACGAATGATAGAAGTACCAGACTTAGCGTACGCACCGATAAGATGAATAAGGCCAAAACAATAAAAGCCAAAACCCGGAATGTAGCCGTAATGAACAAAATGTTGGCGTTTTTGGAAGGTTTCATCGTCTGGTTCCCAATTTCGACGGATTGCTAGGACCTTTTGGGTACCTTTTTCTATTGTAACTACATAAGGAAGAGCGATTCCTGTGGGTTCTCCGTCCTCATCCACGTCTTCAAACCCCGGTAAATCGAGGTCAACGTGCATTTCTAGCACCTTGTAGCGGTCGTCAGAAGTCGCTCTAAACCCTAGTTTTTCGGCAATTTTCTTCTCAACTTCATCCAATGCAGTGATTGGATCGCCTAAATCTACGTCGCAATAAAACCCTTGGACCTGTAATGTACGGAGTTCGTTCTCCGTCTTACGCATAACGTGCGTTATTCTGGGCGCAGAGTGTAGATCTGACGCGCCATACGGTACAACCATATCTTCTGCGGGTACATACATAGCAACTTGGCGCTGCATGCTAGGATCAAAATACACTTTCTTAAAGGCATTACCCGCTAAACCAAGGCCCCATAGCATTCTTTCTGTCTCTGGGCGGTATTCTGGCATCTCTTCCGTGAGCTGGTAGTTCATATCATCTTGAACCCGCTCTGCGGCTTTCTTCTTATCAGGTGTTTCCTTACCTATAATAAGTGTCTTAACCGGGCCTTGGGCGGGAAATATAGACATCATGGTCTCGGCTTGGAATTTAACCAAAGCCTCAGCTAACAGCGGGTGGTACACACCGCACGCGCCTTCCCATGGTTCTGCACGCTCTTCAATCTTTAGTCCAAGGAGTTCTAAGCCGTCTACGTAGGTTTGTATCCAGTCTCGGCGTGCCGATACGTCCGCATCGAAGTCTTCAATCAACTCACCCGCAAGCGTAGCAAGCTCTTGCTCGGACATATGCTCTGCCAAGTTGTCGTTGAACTCGTCGTCTTCCGCCTCAGCATCGGGATCAATCACAATCTCCAAGTCGCCCATTCGCATGGTCACACTTTCTGGGTCCTCGATCTCAATCTCGAACGGGGCTTCTTGTTCAGCCAACTTCTCAATGCCCATGGGGGCTGCGTACAAACCTTTATCTATAGCCATAGTGAACCTTTAAATTAATTTGTGGTTGCCCGGTAGGGGCTTGTCTACGGAACCGCCTTTATTCATCCCTTTTGGGATAACCAGATCATGATCCGGTTCATACTTTTTGAAATACTTCTGCAGCATCTCAGGTGGATGCGTTGTTTCCAACATCTCTTTAGAAGGGGTAAAGGTCCCTCTAGAACTCCCTAAAGCTTCGTCTAGCTGACTAGGTGTTTCCCACTTACCCCCAACAAATGTGCCACCTGACGGAGTAGGGGTTCCATGATACATTGATTCTTCAGAAAAGCTGGGGTGGTTAGGCTTCTTGTATAGGTCTGTACCGTGCCCGTTACCGGCAAAATCTTCACCGTTCTTCCAAAACCCTCGTAGGTCATAATCCGTTGTTTCCAGTTTAGGGTCTTTCTTACTTTTTCTAGCCCACGCCTTGAAGTCCCGTTCTTCTTCGGGTGTAAGCGGGGTATTGAAATTATTCCTAAAGAAATCATCGTATTCTGACTTCATATTTTTACCTAAATGCGGGGCCGTTAACCCAAGTAACTGCTGAATATCTTACACCACGTGTAACGGGTGTAACTCTATGGGTCACATATGACGGAAAAATAACGATTGTACCCTGACATTGTTCGGGCTGCTGCGTCACACCATCAAACTCCAACTGGCCCCCATCAAACTCAGCTGGATCATTTAATAATACAGAGAATGACAGTTTCCGCATCTGCCCCATTGAATCAGGTATTCCTAAGTCTATATGCCAATTATAGTGTCCGCCTTCTTCGTAGCGGCCTATCTGCATATTCTCCATAACACCAAGGTTAAAGTTCCAACCAGAAAGCGCGTTTATATTAAGTAAGTAGGTCTGAGCTATGCACCCAAGAACGGACATCTTGTCCATCCAAGTAATCTTAGTGATCCTAGACTCGGGTCTTGTTACACCTGCGTCCTTTACAAAAACTTGCCCTTCGTACTCTTTGTCCCAATCTGCGGTGGACAGGATGTATTCACAAACTTCTTTAGGTATCGCGCCGGGGAATATCCGGTAGTCGTTAATCATTAGTAGTAGCCTTTTTTCTTAGCTCTAAAGTATCGAATGTCCTCTGGCTCGTCGTTGGGCAGGCGGATAAACCCACCATTTCTAAAGCGCATCAGGGCCATCACTGTAGAGTCCACCAAGTCGTCATGCGACATAAACGGAAACCCAGCCACCTCCTCCACAACCTCTTCAGCCCAACGAGTCTCAGGCACCCACACAAGACCTGAGCGGATAATATCTGCAACTGAGTTAAGTCTAGCCAGCTTATCACCTGAGCCACGGTGCGGAGTATACTCCTGCACAGCCATACCGGTCCTTCGTAGTTCTTGATACAGCGCGGTACCCGCTGACTTTTTCTCCACAATAAACGCGTCGGGTTGCCACTCCCTCCACTCCTGCATCGCTAAGTCCTTTAGCTCTGGAAACTCCATACGTCGCTTAATGCTGTTCAGGAGGATGATGTTGTAGGCGTCCGTCTGGTCATTATGAAACACGCCCCACGTAGTGAGGGCGGTAAAGTCCGCACGGTTATGAGCTTCCGCCGCGGCGTCGAGTGACATTATTATGTATTCGCAGCTGGGGGGTCGTTCGGGTTTCCACCACTGCCACCATTCTCGTTTGACGATGGAGGCTTCTTCTGAGGTGGGGTTTTGCTGATACTGGGC